TAGGTCCTTCTCCTGGACGACCACTTCCTGGCCAACCATCATCTGGTATATTTATCTCTAATTCTTTACCACTTCTTCCTTGTCTTGCTCCAGGTGGTTGTGCTCCAGGTACTCCTGGCATTCCACCCTCGGCTCCACCCGCATCCATCATTGCTCCTTGTGTTCCAACTGCTTCTTCGGTCTGAACTGGGTCATTACCTTCCATTTCAATCTGTGACCATCTAAACTTCCGTTTTTGGTCTTTAATAAGTCCAAGTCTTATCTCTTTCTTATCTTCTTCAGTAAACTTAAAAATATTATCATAAATCCATTCTGTATCGGCTATTTTAGCGTCCATTATACTTGAAGCAAGACTTTGTTTATTATTCCACAATTCAATTCTTTCTTCTTCATATATTGTAGATGGATTCTTTAATGCCAATTCAAAATTAACAAGGTCTGCATCTGTATATCCTTGTGCATATAGATGAACTATTGCAATCTTTGTTAATTCACTGGTTACAATTCTTTGAAGTCTTTCAATCGTTCTTGCAAACCGAACATCTTCTGCTGCTAACGTTGCTTTACTACCAACATTTTCTTCGTACCCTAAAAACGCCTTTGGAATTTTTAATGCCGCCATTAATTTATTTCTTAAATATTCAATATCTTCAACGGCCTCATATGTCAGTCCCGCAAGACTATCAATTTGAGTTCCACTATCTCCTCCACGAACTGGTAAGAAGAAATCTTCTGTAAGATTTTGGATATTATATTTTAAATTATAATCACCTGTATTTTGGTCAATTACTGGTGCCTTTTTCATCTTATTAATAATCTTCTGCATAAAGTTTTCAACTTCTGCTGGTGGAATATTTCCAATATCAATCTTGAAAACTCTTTTTTCTGGTGCTCTCATAATTCTATGAATCAACATAGCATCTTCCATAAGAGATAATTGTTTCCAAATCTTACGGGCTCCTTCAATCATACCTTTTCCATATGGTATAAAGTTTGCATCTGAAAGTAATCTAAAATGTGCTATTTCAAAATTTTCTAATTCTTTATTTGTAGACATATGACCACTATGTCTTGTATCACCTTCTTCAACCATAAACTGAACATAATATGGATTTTCTGGATCCTCACCTTCAATACGAGTAACATCATATGCTGAAAGTGGAACTACATTTGTAATACCATATTTTTCTTTAATGTCTAAATAAAGATAAAAATCCCCATATTTACATAGGTTACGAACCCACGGCCATAAATTAAATTCTATATTTAATATATCATAAAAAAGATTATGTAGAATATCATGGATATTTTCATTTTCAGAACGAATCTCTAATACTTGTCCATATTCTGATTTCATAGTGGATTCATCTGCATAAATATCAAGTGCGCTTGATATAATAGCATCACTATCCATTTCTTCATAATCTCTAAATAGGGCCAACCTCTGTGCCTGAAAACTAATTGCCTGTGCGTGTCCATACCCACCAGTTGTTAAATTAGAATGAAGTCTTGACCATCTATCTACAAGACGATTTCTCTCCATTGACTGTACTCTATCAGTATCAGCTATTTTTAACGTTTTTCCACCTGCATGTCTTACGATTACATTTGTGGAAAATAATCGTTGTAGTCTTGCTCTTAAACTTGTGCTTGCCATAATTTACCTCTTATTTTATTAACCAAGTTAGATCTTCTCTTTCACCTTGTACTTCCCAATCCCAACCTTCGGCTGTTTCCTCTTGAGGAGTATAAACTGGTTCATAATCTAACATTTTATTTAAGACTGTTTTTTGTAAGGCAATACCTTCTGCATTTAATCTAAGTGCAGTATCTCTTACCCACAATCCTATCGCCAAACTCATTGGAAGGTCATCATTATATCCTTCCATTGCTTCGGCCTTGTTATTGTGCCATATAAACACAAATAATTCATCAATCAGTCTATTAGAATGTACTATGACTGATTTTTCTCTAAAATATTCTTCTAATTTTGCTATTACTAATGGTCTTGTTTTCATAGTCATACTGAATCCAGGGATCATTTGTCTATCTTTATGTCTATATCTATTTGTTACTTGTCTTGCGACATCTACAAACTGTAAATCTTTTGATGTGTAAAATAGGTTATCATACTCTCTATCAATAACTTGCTGGATAGTAGCCCAACCAATACTTGAGTTCTCAATAACAAGTAATGCGTTGTTATATTCCATAGCAGTGTTCATACATAAATTACCAAAATCTTTGGTAGGTATTTTCCCCTTATATTCTGCTACTTGTTCCATAGTTTCTATTTCTATTACATGAAATGCAGAAAAGTCTGATGCATCACCACGAGCAACGTCAGCAGCAACCACATAATTCTTTGTATAATCAGGTTGTCTCCAAACCCATAAATTACTATCCATTCCCCTCTTTTCAACTGGATCTTCAATTTGTGTATTTCTATATTCTTCTAAAATAACACCATCAATTACAGTTTGACCAGAAGTGATGAAGTCACAATCACATTCTTGTGCTGCCATTGAAGGTCCTAATAATTTATCTTGTTCCAATCTCCAATCATCATCTCTGTCAGGATGTAAAGTCCAATGTAATCTTACAAAATTCCAATCACTCTTTCCTTCTTCAGCATCAACCCAAACTCTATGAAACCAATTTCCAACACCATTCGGTGTAGATAGTGCTATACATTGACCACCAGTAGATAGAGTACTTTGTGCAGCAGTCCATATTGTATCAATCTTATCAATAAATGCTGCCTCATCAATAATCAATAAAGATAGTGCTTCTGAACGACCTGCATCTTCAGAACTTGCAATTGCTTTTACTTGTGAACCATTACTGTATCGTAATGATAATTTGTTGTCCTCAACACAATTTGACTTTACCCAATTCGGTAAATTTGCGTGCATCACTCGGATTTTCGTAACCAAGTTTTTAGCAGTATCTTGTTTTGTAGCGATAACCAATATATTCTTATCACTCTGAAAAGTCATCATCCATAATGCATATCCCGCAGTTAATGTTGATATTCCTAACTGTCGTGCTTTTAAAATTATATTATAATTGTGTTCATTAAAATCATTTACCATTTTTTCTTGAAAATCATATAAAGAAAACGGTATTTTACCCTCTATCGGGTGTTGTATAACAGCATACTTTTTTAGAAAATATGCAGGATCTTTTGCACATTTTAAATATTCCGTTTTAATGACTTCTTTCATATTAGGTTTATTCATTAATTTGCTATGTCCACTATTTTAATACCAAAATAAGTTGGAATAGTTACTGCGGCTACTCCATATCCAAAATATAGCCACTTGTTTTCATACCAACTTGGTTTTGCTAACCCTGCCATTTTTTCATTAGCCTTATTTTGTGCTTTTAAAGACTCTATTTGTTTACCTTTTGCCACTATTATTAAAGAATCAAGATTAGCTTGGTCTTCTAACTCTTTAACCAAACCTTCACATTGACCAATTTGTACAGTCTTTGCACTATCAATAGATTCTAATTTTGACAATTTACCTTTCCACTCAGCATCACGTTGTTTAATCATTTCCAACGCTTCTTCTTGTGTAAAAGTTTGTTGTCCAAATAATGGAATGGATAGCAATAATATCCAAAGATATTTCATATTCACTCCTTATCTAAGTAGATAAACTGTGCTTCCAGCACCAGTTACAGCCTTTTGAACTCCTATTTCATGAACTTCTCCAGCGTTAAAAACATCACCAGTAGCTGATCCACCACCTGAAAATGTTAATGTAATCTGTGCCAAAGTTCCATCTACCACGAAGGCAGCGGCTTCATTTGAACCCGTTGCAAAAAAGGTTGTACTGTTACCAATAAGCTGAACATGGTTATACTTACCAAGATTGCCTCTTATTGCAGGTGGTGTTCTATCTCCAATAGCCATTTTAATTTCTCCTTATATACATATATATAATTATTTACTCTTGGAAAACTTCCTCAAAAAATCTGCTGCATCTGATACATCGTCATTTTCATAGGCCGATTCCATTTTTTTAATTTCGTTTTGAGTACGAGTAAGTTTTCTTTTTGCATTTGTTATTTCTTTTTTATTTTTATTTTTATGTACTTGTAATTTTTTTACTTCTTTTGCTACTTCTTTTGTTTTCTTTTTATGTTCTTTTATGACTTCTTCTAATTCCTTTACTTCTTGTGACTTTTTAGCACTTAAAATAGTACTTAAACCAAAAAGTCCTAAGATACTTGCTATGAGTTTCTTTAACCAATCCATATTTACATCTCCATTATTTTTTTATAAGTAGACTTACTTTCTAACTGTTTAGTCTTAGAAGGCTCATCAAAATCACTATCATCAGGGTCATCGTATTTTCCGTATCCT